CGTTCACGGTATTCAGAAATGGATGCACCGTAATTTGAAGAAAATCCCAGTCTTTCGATTGATTGGTGAGACGGTTAGCGAAGCTCTAATTAAAGAGCAGATGGCTAAGCGGGCTCCTGGAGAGGAATTTATCTCTGGTGATTATTCTGCTGCAACTGATAATTTAAAGATCGCTGTCACAAAGACAATCTTTGAGCGTGTCCTGTTTCGTCTTACGCTTGATTGCGAGGACTCTCAGGAAGCTCATGAGTTATGCTACCTAGCACGTAAAGTGCTTTATGAGCATGTTGTCAGTTACCCCAAGAAAATGGGTATCCCTGATGTAGTTCAGGCCACTGGTCAATTGATGGGCTCTCCTTTGAGCTTTCCAATTCTGTGTATGGCTAACTGCATCTGTGCTTGGATATCTCTCTTCAACACTTATGACTTAGTGGCGGACCCTGATTGGGATCGCCCCTATCCTCAAAAGGTGCTTCCGATTATCGTGAATGGTGACGATATCGCATTCTCTTGTACAAAAGAACGCTACAAACGTTGGTCCGACAATTTGTCGGTCTTTGGGTTTGTTAAATCGGTTGGAAAGAACTATTGTCATAGGAGGTTCATGATTATTAATTCAGAACTCTTTGACTCTCAATGGCAGAAGACTGGCAAGTGCCATCTTCCCTACTTCGCGTCTGGTCTCCTTTTGGGTAGATCCAGGGTTGCCCGCGTCAGTCCCGCCCAAGTTGGTGGTATTGATGACAAGGCTGAAGAAGTTCCGCCCGTTGTAGTTTCCCTTGATTTGTGTCTGCGTGGTTCTTTTAACCCGGACCGGACATTGGGACGTTTTATGAGCTACAACTTGACTAAGGTTGAGGAAGTAACGCAGAAGAAATTGGCGTTGTTCCTCCCGATTAGTCGTGGTGGATTAGGACTCAAGCCCTATGGGGCGAGTTACCATGTCTCTCTTTGGCAGAGGCGTTATGCAGATTACCTGTCACAGCAGCGTATCCTTCGGACTAGTCATTTTGTCCGGGAGGCTGATGAGGGCGACCAATGGTTACCCCTGACTCGTGTTTCTGATGACGACTTTGGTCCTGATTTGTTCGATTACGCGAATTTCCTTCCTCAACCCTTCCCTTTCGAAGATGAGGAAGAAGATGTCGAATCGACCTGGTTGCCTGGCCTCACTGTTGAGGCGCGCCAGGACTTCCTTGATCGAATCCACGAACGTACCCGTGAGCACACAAATGATATGCGCAATGAGGGTCCGATTGGGTGGAAAAGGCTCGATCCTGATGGAAGTACATGTTGGAAAAAGTTGAGTGGTTCTGTTCTAAGACGGGTGCTTCGGCACCCCCCGCTGAAAGGTGATCTCATTGATGAGCTTCCCTATAAAAGCGTAACGGTTGTCTCCCCTGATTAGGGAACATATGTCATTCTCAGAACTTTCTTAAGATTTTGAACTCCTCGTCGACCTAGTAATGTCGGTAAACTTACTCGTGACTACACGTGAGTAGTTCTCTATGACGACAGTAAGATGTAGCCTGATCAGCTACCCTAACTTGTCATTTACTGACCCGTGAGGGGTGGACCGTGAGGTCCTTCGCGTCCCGTGAGGGCTCCGCGTTCAGCATTTGTCTTGGAAGGCGTGCAAATAGAGAAGTTCGCACTTGATGATGTATAAGGTAGAACCTAGAACATGTCAGGGAGTGTGGAATTGTTATGGAGTCTTGTTTCAACGATCTGAAAGCTTTGGCTGGATCGTACCCAAAACGCTTACCCAATCTAAATGATTGGGGTCTCACATCTGTGTAATTGCGTACCAAGGCACTTTATTGTGCTCGAAGGTCTACAGACTGCACGGGTTTATGAAACATGATGAACAGTCGCCGGCGGAACAATACCGCTCGAGCGCCCGATGGGGTGTGGCCTGAGTTTGACTCAGTGAACCCTCCTATCTGGTTTCGATGTCACGGGGAGTCCATGTCTGACAGAAAAGGGAAAGGAAAGTCCCGAAAACTTCCACGTTCTAAGAAGAACAACGCGGTACCTCGTAAAGGTACCACTCGTACCTCTCGAGGTACCTCCCGTAGGACTGATTCCAGTCCTACCGCTCTCAACACTCGGAGATCTAATCCAACAACTATGACCATGGGTCAGTTTGTTGATAGACAGTACGGTGTTGGGATACGGATTTCCGGAATGCAATCTTTGTGTTCGGTTATTGCTGGTTCCGACACTGCCATCTTTGGCACGGGTACCAGCTCCACTGCAACGACCACAGGTAATCAGTCGATTTTGTCTCCTGACTATCTGAACGGACGTCTTCAGGCTCTTGCCTTGACGTATGATCGTTATCGTTTCCGTTCCGTCCGCTATGAGTATGAGCCACTTTGTGCCACAACTCAGGCTGGCGGTCTTGCACTTGCTTTTGTCCAGGATTCAGATTTTGTCTCGAGTGATGTTGAGACTACTGATAATCTTGGGTATAGCACATTGCAAGAGTTCACTCCATCATCAACTTTCGCGTTTCGCGACCGTGGTTCCCTATCGTACACTTACAATGGGGATCAGGTTTGGTACTGTTTGGCGGATACTTCGCTCGGTACCGATCGGTTGACTAATCAGGGTCTCCTTCTGGGGTACCCTTCGACTGGTGGATTGGCGGCGTCAATGGGTAATCTCCGTATTCACTACGTTATCGAACTTTTCGGAAACGTTACGGCGATTAGCGGTGAAGTTATGCGTCGGTTTCGGAGTCTTGCTCCAGCCGAGAGGAAGAGTGCTCTCTCATTTATGGAAGAGCTTGCGTCGCATCATTCTTCGAAAGATGTTAAAAAGTCTGGGCAATCCTCGTCGTCTTCAGAGACTAAGGAAATTGTTCAGCCTGCTGTGGCAGCCAGGTTTGTGTCTTCGTCTTCTTCGAGCAGCGCTTCTAGCGCCAGCGCAAGTGGAATGACATCTCAGAGCTTTCGGGCTCCGTCTGTCAACGAACGATACGTCCTGGTTACTGGGTCACAGTAGTTGCGAAATCTGAGAATTGATTTTTCAACAGATGGTGACTGAGTATTGACAATGTGTAGAGCGACTAGGTTTTTGAGGGGATCACCCACTAGTACGGTCGTACATGAATGTCGAGTCAGTCTTTTAACTGGGTACGATTTATGCACCCCAACGGATTGGTTAGTTGTTGTAAAGACTGACCGTTCCTGAAGTCATCCTATTGAGATGGACATACTTCGTTCAAGGTTAATGTTCTAGGAGCTTCCTCAATATCCTACGTGAATTGACACGTATTAAGGCATTGTGCCAGTTTGGGGCCTAGAATTTCTCTTTGGACCTGTTTGTCGGTCTCTGGGCTCGACTTGGAGCGGTTGATCACGGTAAACCGTGGCTAATTATGATACGTTGAGTGTGTTTGAAGTACA